ACGGTTAAAGATGAGGAGTCAAGTCGACTTAACGCATTGTTCGAGGACGTCACGGAGGAGAATATATGATCCTAACACACCTATCATTGTGTACGGGTATCGGCGGAATCGATCTGGCGGCAGAGTGGGCGGGATTCAAGACGGTAGCACAGTGTGAGATAGACGAATATGCGAGCCGAGTGCTCGAAAAGAATTTTAAGGGAGTGCCGAATTTACATGACATACGAACAGTTACAAATGAGCGGCTTAGAGAATGCGGAATCGAGCCAAATAAAGTCACCGTCCTTAGCGCAGGGTTTCCGTGCCAACCTTACAGCCTTGCGGGAAAAGGTAGAGGCGATGGTGATGAGCGTGACTTGTGGAGAGAAGTTGCAAGATGTATCGGAGAGCTTAAACCGAAGTGGTTTGTCGGTGAGAATACACCCGGTTTGTTCGCCCGAGCTAATCAACGGTACTTCAAGCGAATACTTGCCGACCTTGCCCAAATGGGGTACAGAGTGTCGTGGGGAATATGGGGAGCTTGCGACGTCGGAGCGCCTCATAAGCGAAACAGGGTGTTTATTGTTGCCTACGCCAACAGCAAGCGAGGGATTTGCCTACACCCGAATAGCGAAGAACGACGTGCAGAGATGCGTATACAGACAACATCATCCGGAATTACGTGGAAAGATATCCGGGCACACGAAGAGATTGGTAGAATATTTCGCATTCTTAGGGACACCCCTAAACCGTATAGTAGAGTTACAAGAGATGATAATGGGCTTTCCGAAGGAATGGACAGACTTAGATGTTTAGGAAATGCGGTAGTTCCGCAACAAATTTATCCGCTATTTAGAGCGATAGCGTTGTATGAGAGAGGAGAGAAGTAAAATGAAACCATTAACGATAGAAGAATTAAAAGCGTTGGAAGTGGGCGATTGGGTGTGGGTTATAGATAAAGATTATGAAGAACAAGGGAATTATGTTTCAATTTTAGACGTAGCTATTAGTTGGTTGGAAACAGATTCAATTAACGGCGTGGAAGCATTTTATTGGGAAGACTACGGCACAAAGTGGCTTGCCTACAAGAACAAAGAGCAAGCGGAAGCTGAGGAATATAAAATGTACGAAGAAAAATCATGGGGTTGGATGGTAAGTAAATATATTCCTGCGCATTATAAGCCGTGGTTTACGGCAGATACAAAAGCCGAAGCCGAACGCCGTCTTGCGGAGTTGAAAGGAGAGTAATTATGCTACCTGATGATTTGAAAGAGTTGTTACAACAAACGGTAAAGAAAGTAGCGAAAATGATATATGAGCAAGTCGATGAATGGAGAAAATCGCCCGAATTAAATCCGCGAGATAGTTACGATTGCGGTGCTCTTGACGCATATAACGATGTTTGTAAGTACATTTGCAGAGCGTATAGCATAGAGGTGGACGATGAATAAATCAGTTTTAATATCAATTCAGTCTTATTGGGTGTTCTTAATTATAGCGCGGATTATGGGTTGGGACATTCCGCAAGAGAAAACTGTTGAAGTGCGTAAAGATTTCCCGAACGCACACGATTGGAATAATCTCGTACATATTTATTGCAGCAAAAATAGAAAGTCGTTTAACCGTATTCCGAAAGAGTATCAGCCTTTAATGGAAAAGTTTTTGGGCAAAGTTATCGGCGAGTTCGTGTGCGATAGAATAGAAAAGTTACGATACAACTGTGACGGATATGGACACGAATGGCACGAGTGGAATGACGAGTATGTCGATTATGCAAATATGTGCCTATCGGAAAAAGAACTTGAAGATTATTTAGGAACGAGTAATGGCTACGGTTGGCACATATCCGACCTGAAAATCTACGACACGCCGAAAGAGTTGAGAGAGTTTAGGAAACCAGATATCCCGTATCATGCTATCGAAGAACAAAACGGAAACCTAATATTTTACGATGGTTGGACAGCAGGTAGACCGATTACCCGTCCCCCGCAGAGTTGGTGTTATGTCGAGGAGGTAGATCTATGACCGCATCGACCATAGCAGGAATAGTCATAACGGTGGCGGCATGCGCGGCATGGCTCGGGTTTCAGATCTGGCTGTACATCAAGTGCGGAAAGGACGAGTGACATGAAAGAGTACATATTACCGAAAGGACACCGGATCGAGGAAGTGCCAACGCCGGGACAACGCGGACAGAAACGAAAGCCGGACAGGACGATAGATATTTGCTTAAACTGCCCGATGCAGAAATGTAAGGGCGAATGCGACAGAGTGAGGAGGAAAGGAAATGCTGGATAGACGTAAAAAAAGACAGATAGAATGGAACTTCTTCAACTACGAAGCAAACCGAAAGTTAGGCGCCGAGTTGCTACAGGAGATAGCCGAGAGCGGCACGACAGTATGCTATGACCGGGTCGGGTTTGGTAGCGAGGTTGGGAATCCTACGGAAAGCAAGGCGATTCGGTACATTACAAAAGCGCAACCGTATTACTGGGCGAAAGTAGTTGAGAATACCCTGACGGCCTTTCGATTCGAGCCTGTACATGATATTCTAGTAGAGCGCTACATAAACCGTAGAAACCACAGGGACATATTGAGAGACTACTTCGGAAGCGAGAGAAGCTACTACTATGCACTGGATCGAGCGCTTGAATATGCGTATATGTGGGCGCGAGAATACGGCATCCTGTAAAAAAGTGTGGAACTGCAAAAAGTTTGCAGTAAATTCCCGAAAATATGTGATATAATGGTAGTATGAAAAAGTCGGGGCACTACCTTGACACAGCGAGACGACTGTGGTACAATAAAGGTAGTGCCTTTTGTATGGGAGGCACTATGGCGGAGAAGAAAGGCGCAGGCGGTCGTCCACAAGAGTACAACGATGAAACAGGGCAGTACGTCGGCGCGCATCCAACTAAGACTGTGGAAGCAATGCGCAAGTACTCGGACGATCCGGAAAGGGACATAGCCGAATACGGGAACTTGCCGAGTGCGAACAGGCTGGTGGAGAATTACGACAAGAAGTTTGGAAATCAAATCAATATTCAATTATTTGCTGCAAATTACACGAGGCAAACAGAAAAACAATTAGAGAAAAGCCTTAAGAGTCATCAAGATAATATCAGAGAACATCAATTTAAGATAAATAATCCAACAAAGTTTTATGCCAAATGGGAAACGATGACGCAAATAGAACGAGATGGCAGACTCCAGCAATGGGAGAAAGAGATTAAGAATTTTCAGAATCAAGTATCTAAAATAGAAGAAGAACTAAATAAAAGGAGAAAAGCAAATGGAAGCGAAAGAAATCATTAAGCATACAGTTGAACGAGTGCGTGATGAGTATATAGCGGATTATAAAAGCAAACCGAGTCTTTTCAATCGAGGTATATTGCTTGGTATAAGCGTTGTACTAAGCGCACTCAAAAATGATCTGATAACAATGGAAGATAGTTGTTTGGAAGATCAGAAAAATATAGCTAATTTCGGTTTAGATTTCGACATAGATCAAGCAACTATGTAAAAAAGCAATAACACCTACCGCAAGGCAAGAGGCGAAAGCCCCTTGCTTTTTTCATACTAGAAAAGGAGAGTGAGCCGATGTGAGTTTAACAGAAAAGCAGAAAGCCTTTTGCGAGCACTACGCGGCTTGCTTGAATGCGACGGAGGCGGCGAAGGAAGCCGGGTACAGTGAAAAGACGGCGTATTCTATCGGTGCGGAGAACCTGAGAAAACCTGAAATACAAAAATACATACAGGAACTCATAAGATCGGCACAAAAGGGTCGAATAGCGACGATAGAAGAGGTGTTGACATATTTGTCTGACACCATGCGGAACGAGCGAGAGCAGACACGAGAGCGGACGAAAGCGGCGCAATTACTGCGGGAAGCTCTGGCGGATTCAGGCGACGACGGACGGGAGGAAACAGGCTTCGTGGTGACAGTGGAGGATTTCTCATGATACGGTTACCTATTCCAAAAGAGTATAAGCCGCTGTTGGATCCGACGGTGCGGAAAGTAGTGGAAGAAAGCGGACGAACTACCGGGAAATCCACAACGAACGAAACGGTGGCTATAAAGCTGGCGTTGGAGAGCGAATATAACAATACGTTGTATATGCGAGCAGAGCAGAGGGACTTGCGGGATATATTCAATTCGACACTTGCTACAATACAGTCGTTGGAGCTAGACAATCTATTTAATTCGTCTGTTTCGCCGTTTCGTATATGGTGTAAGAGAACAGGCGCAACGATATACTTTCGCGGTATAAACGGAAAGACAGCCGATGACCTAACGGCGACAAAAGGATTTGTTCCGTTGCCGAATCGGACGCTAGCTATGGCGATACTGGACGAGGCAAACGAGGTCAAATGTTTCAACCATGTACGGGCGGCGGAGACAACGGTCAATAAATTTCTGTTGCCGACGGGAAAGATCGTGTATGCGTACAATCCGCCGGCCAGTCGCAAGCATTGGGCAAACCAAGAGTTTCCGCGTATGGTTCGAGAGGGCGCAACACGAATCCATACCACATGGGAAAACATACGCAAGCTGCTGAAACCGGCAACGATAGAGGAAATACAGCACATGCGTGAGAACGACCCGCGACATTATGCCTATTGGTACGGCGGCGAGATAGTAAATTTGGAGGGAGCGGTAATATGGTCGTTTGACCGGAATAAGCACATGATACGACTGTCGGACTTGCAGCGCAGGATAGGCAGAAACATATGGTATCAGCCGGTACATATGTTCTACGGTGTAGACAGCGGCATAACGGCGGACGCAACAGCAGTGAGCGCATGGGGCATTTATCCGGACGCGCGATTCATAAAGCTGGGAACGATGTACCTGGATATAAAAGAGCAACGGCGTAAAACGGGGCTGAAAGGTATATCGCATACCGATCAAGTGCAAATAATGTACGATTGGTACACGGGATTTCGGGAACGGATGCAAGGCTATGGGATCATAATTCCCGAAGAAAAGAACGAACGTTGGTGTTTTGACGGCGCGGCGCTGACGCAAGACTTAATGCTCGAATGGCGTAAGACTACCGGGTTTCAGTCGGTGGCCGTAACAAACAAAGATGTAGAACGCGACAATGCACGGCTGGTCAACAGTTATAAATCCGATTTACTGTATATACTGGATACGGAAGAAAATAAGGTCTCTGCAGAAGAAATGGAGACCTTTTGTTATAATGAGGATAACGAAATACCGGAAGGGCAGAGCGATCACACGATCGACGCAGACAAGTATGCGACCTACGAGTATTATTATCACTTTATTTAGGAGGCAACCTTATGGGATTTGAATATCCACAGTATTTGCAAAGCTATCTGGACAAAAAGAACGAGAGCCCTTTCCAGTCATTTGTAAATACCAGCCAGTACTACGCCAACACAAATGCGTATGTGCTGACATACTTAAACCGCATTGTACGGCAGTGCATGGCGTATGCGAATGCGACGCACGACGGCGCGTACAATCAAGGTATCAGTACGAATATAGGCCATACCGCAATCAAGAACGCAGTCAAGCTCATAAAAGGCGATAAGACGCTGTTTAACGGCGATGACGTAGCGTGTAAGTTTCTAAGCGACACGTGGACGAGTTACGCACGATTCGACTTGTTTCTGGACGAAGCCATAACGTACATGCTACAGGGAGGCACGGCGCTTATAAAGCTGAATAAAGACAGTCGGGGACGATGTTCTCTGTCGGCCAGCCGCGTAGATCGTAACATGTTTACAGTAAACGATACCGGAGATATAATAGACGCGGTGTTCTTCCTGACGCTTTTGTCGAGCACGAAAAACGGCTCCGAGTCGCGGCAGTATTGGCTTGTAGAGCACCGTTACTACGAAGAGAACGTGCCGACAGTCGTATATCATGCACACATGAAAAGCGGTATGGCGGGCAACGAAACGTTGCCGCTAATCGAAGCGGACGGCATAGCTTTTGAAGCATTGCCGCCAGATGCACAAACAAGCGTAAAACGCTTAGGTATAACGCTAGATGAGCAGATGTCGCTGCCGTTCCAGGACGGATTGGGCGTGTGGGCGTTGCTGAATACCGGCACCAATAGTTGTGTGCCCGGTTTGCGAATGGGCGACCCTGCGCTGTACGGTGTTCTGGATTTACTGTGGGCGATTGATACGGTGTTCAGCGGGTCGGTCATAGACGTACTGAACGGACAGGGCGTGATACTCGTACCGCAGCAGCTGCTCAAAACGCTTAACGAAGGGTTGGCACAGATTAAGGACGGCTTACAGTTAAAGGTGCATGACGATCTGCGGCCGCCGGCCGAGAACTTCGTATACGTGTCGGTGCCGCAAGATAAGGAGTTCCCGCCGCAGGCAGTTCAGTTTGAGATACGCGCACCGCAATATCAGGGCATGTTCGAGATGTATCTTAAACAGTTCGCCGTCAGCTTCGGGTATGCGCCTACAACGCTATTCCCGTACCTGCAAGACAGTTCGCCGAAAACCGCTCGGGAAGTAACAGCCGAGGAAAATCTGACGCGCGCCACGGTGCAGTCGGCGCATAGGCTTATCTTGCCTGAACTGAACCGCGCCATAGCCGAGGTGCTTTATCAAGCAGGCTTTACAGGAAAGGCAACGGTTCAATTGAGCGATTACATTGGCAATAAGCTCATGCGTGACGAGAATGTTCGGCAGAACTATGCGTCAGGGCTATTGCCGCACGAGACGGCCGTGCAGGTGGTCAACAGCTTGACAGCGGCTGAAACACAGGAATATATGGACAAAATACGCAACGAGCAAAAGGAAAACGCTTTCGGCGCGAAGATGTACGACGAAACGGATTACTTCGGCGGGTGAGCATATGGAACTGGCAGACAAGGGTCTGAACCCGCAGGCGCAGGCAATCGAGGAAGCGCAGAGCGAGATTCGTATCGCGGTGCGCGACGGGTGGCTGCATATGTACCCGAAAGCGGTTATTAACGAAACCGTGCAGAAGATAATACGCGAAGCACTAAAACAGTTGAAAACGCCCGACCTGCGGGACGCTGCGTATAGGTCGCTCAACGCGTTTGCAGAAAGGCAGTACAGTACGTATTTGCAACATTTCGGCTACGATACGACGGTATTCCTCGCCATGATGACACTGAACGGCAACATACGTTCAGTAGTGGCACGGGAGCGAGCGGAGCGTATCGTAGAGGAGATACAGCCGCGGTTTGAAACGGACGCAAAAGGCGTACCGGCTAAGATGTATGCAAAAGAGTATTTTGACAAGCTGGTCAAGCCGGTGTTCGAGGAACTGGTAAAACAAAATCCGTTAGACCCCGGAGATATAACCGGACACAACACTATGCGTAACCGTGCGGAAATGGAAGTAAGATATAATGAGCATTTGCAACAGATAGCCGATCTGAAGAGCGACGGCGTAAAGTTGGTCGTAAGTAGCGTACATGCCGACTGTTCCAACCGTTGCTATAAATGGCAAGGGCGGGTGTATAGCTTGGATGGGACAAGCGGGGTGACGGAAGACGGACAACGGTACGAGCCGTTAGAAAAAGCGACGGACGTGTACTACCCAACGAAAGCCGGGAAAGTCTACAAGAACGGACTGCTCGGCTTTAACTGTAGGCATTATCTAATGCCGTACAAACCGGGCATGGTGATACCGTACGTGAGCAAAAAGACGCAGCAGAAAGAGCGATCAATCAATACCAGACAGCGCGAGCTTGAGAAAACGGTGCGCTATTGGGAAACGAAAGCCGCGCAGAATAAGGACGTGAACAGGGAAGAGTACCTTGCAGCACGCAAGAAAGCCATAGAGTGGCGACAAGAGTACAGGCAGTTCAGTCGTGACAACGGACGGGCGTATTATCCGAGCCGAATCAAACTATTTGAAGAGGAGAAAAGACAATGAAAACATGGACACGGAGCCGCGATCACCCTCGCGGTTTTTTCATGCCACAAAAAAATAATTACGGAGGTAAAAACAAAAATGGCATTGTTTGGCAAGAAAGAAGACAAAAAGCCTTCCACTCTCGATGAAGTGCGCAAGGCTTACGAAGACTTGTCCGAAGATGACAAGAAGTCGTTTCATCAGTCCATAGCAGACCGCGCACACGAGAGCATCGCGGCGCAGGAACGGGCGGACGGAAACGAGAACAGCCAGTCGGCGGAAGCGCGGGAGCACGAAGCGCTCGGCGCGGAGCATGCGGACGGCGAGGGCGACGTGGACGAACTGCACGAGCAGGACGACACCGCCGAAGAGAAGCGCGAGGACGCAAAAGACGAGGCGCGCGAGGAAGCACAGGAAGAACGGCACGAAGAAACCGGCGACGCTATGCAGGCCATACTGGATCGGTTGGCGAAGATCGAAGAACGGCTGGCGACCGAAAAGGCGTCGGACGAAGCCGCGCTTGAAAACGCCGAAAAAGTGTACGGACTCGGCAACGGCGTATTTGCGTCGGAGCGAGAAGAACAAAAAGCCATTTCCCCGAAAGAAGCGGCGGAAATTACCAGAAAAATTAAAGGTTAAAACCAGGAGGATAAAAAACAATGGATAACATCATTTCTACGGGTCTTAGCGATACCCAGGTGTATTTGCAGAACGCGGCGAACTTGAAAGCGCCGTTCAATTACGCCAAGCAGAGCGGACAGTTTCCTGCATTCGGAGACATCATGGTCAACCGGCGTCTGTCGTCGATGTGGCAGGTGCTTCATCTCGACGCAAGAATCTTCGTTGACGGTTTGGGCGTAACCAGCATGTCGGCAGAGGCGGAAGACGCAGCGGGCGTACGTATCCCGTTCCTTGCACCGCCCCCGCGCCGTATGCGTACGCTCGGCATAACGCCGTGCCCGACCGGTGAAACGCTTGGTACACCCGGCAACAGCGGTCCGTTCAACGTAAACCTGCCGAACGCTATGCAGACGAATGCTGTCGACATCTGGTTCAATCAGCTGTACGATGAGGCGGCACAAATTTCGCGCGACCAAATGCGCATGATCGGGAATAACCTGGATATTCTCGGCCAGTATACGGCCAATATCCCGCAGGTAACCGCTATGCTTATGGACGCCGAAATAATGGCCACACAAATCGGCTCGGCGCTTGGTTTCTCGGGCGGAGCAAGCAATCGCAATATTCTGCCGTACAACAGTAAAACGGAAACTAAAGGCTATATGCAGGGCATCATGAACCAGTTGGGTACTTCGCTGTCCAACGTGCGCGGCGCATATGCCGAAGGTATTACCAGTTACCCGGTCGAAAAGAGCGTGTACATACTGCGGTATAAAGCGTTCAATAAGCTCATGACGATCGATAACGGAGCAATCGTGAACTCGGACATCGGTCAAAAAATTCTGCTAAACGGCAAGTTTGACGATTCGGGCACGCGGTATCTCGGCGGCGCCGTAATGGGCATGTACCGCGGCATACTGATTAAAGTTGTGCCGGACGAGTACTTCGATATGGCGGCCGGACTGCTGAACCTGACCAAAGAGGAAAAAGCGCAGTTTGATAAAATCGACGGCTATATCTGCAACGGTATCGGCACGTACTTCGGTCGTGCTTCGGTCGTAACCGACGTAGACAAGTCTCCGACGACCTCTATGGGCATGATTGTCCGTAACGACTGGCGTTGGGGTACAAAAGTAGCGCGCGCGTCGTCGATCACGTTACTGATCGATACAACCAACGATCTGGGCGATTTTGTCAATCCGGTGCCGGTGTTCAGGGGCGTGATTTCGCCGAACGACCTTGAGGCGGTGCTCGACACCTACAACGATACAAGCTACGTAGACGGGGAGGGTACGATGCAGAGAGTAGGTTTTACGACTTCGACGCTGACGACCGACGTGACGCTGACCGTGACCGGTACGTCCGCTGCGGCAGTGGCCGACGCAACGCTCGTTGTTCTTGATGAGGACGGCACCACGCATTCGTTCGGCAATAACGGCGACGGCACGTACAACTTCACGTTGCCGCGCGGAGCAGCCGCTACCGTAACGGTGACCGCGCCGGGATATACGCCCGCAACGCTTAGCATAGCAGCGACCGATACGGCGCTGGCTACGAAAGCGCTTACGCAGGCGCTGACCGCCGCAGCTAAGTCCGGCAAGTAACAAGGCAAGCCTTTCCGAGGGGTTTTTGGCTGAATAAAGCCCCTTTCCAATAGACAACGGCAAGGAGTATAAAATATGCAGTTTGACGAGAATAAACACCCGAGAAATGGTGACGGCAAATTCACCGCGGGGCACGGAATGAAAAAAGCGCCTGAGCATGAGAATCTGCCGAGCGCGAATAGGTTGGTGGAGAATTACGAGAAGAGATTCGGCGAGGTAGAGGACGAACTTGATCCTGGAGTACTCCCTAAGTTTGAGGCGAAAGAGGAGCTGAATCAGTTTCTTGGCGAAGAATTTAAGGATGTAAAGGGGAAAGCAGCTATAGACAAAATCATTCAAGAAAAGCGTGGACACGTTAAAGGTGCATTTCATCGGGAAGATATAGGTTATATTGATTTAGTATGGGGAGACGATTATGCAGGGCTGAAGCATATTATTCGACAACGAGAAAAACAAGGAATAGATATAAACGATTTCCTAAGCGATTTGACCGACACAATAGAAAATGGCGATTTTATCAAAAAGAACGACAAGGGTAATTATGAATTTCTCTATAATGGCAAAATGGCAATTGTGGCTCCGGAATACCACGGAAATAAATTAACGTTTCTATTGACGGCTTATAAAACTCGATACAAAAATAAAAAAGCACCATAAGTATGGTGCTTGAGTAGTTGCACGGGAAGCCCGCATCCCTTCCATTACTTAGCAGCTAAGCGGTAAATTTCTGCTGTCGCACACCTACTATTATTAGTATACACCATTTCAATAAAAAAGTCAATATCTAAAGGAGAAAATTTTATGAAATATCCGAATGATGATGAAATCATGAAATACGACTATGCGGACCACCGCTACGTTTTAACCGAGGATGGCGTTCAGTTGCAACTCGGGATCAATCTTGCTGTTACTCTCAATACGACCGGCGACGCCAACCCGAGTACGCTTCCCGAAAGAATCTTAAAGCGTGTTTCGCAAACGGTATATTTATGGATTTATGAAGCTAGTATGAATCCCGATTGGTTGGAGTTTTTGCTAGCGGTGTATCCGCCTATGCGTGATAAAATACGCGAAATGTTGCAAGCACAGTTGCTGTATGTGCTCACCAATAATTTTATCAGCGACTATTCCGGTATCAATATTGCTAAAGGGCACATCATGGACATCGAAAAGATACGAGGCCGTGCGAAAGTAGCTTCGGAAGTAGAGACAATCGCCAATCAGCCAATCCCAGGGGTTGGTTATTCGCTCAAGTACCGGGGCGCATTGCCGTGCGTGCCTTATGATTTCTATCATAGGGGGTACTAAGTATGTTGCAAGCATTAAATAGCCTGGGACACGATCAGTTCGAGTATGCGCGTTGGTGCCCTGAAACAAGCGATTCATACAAGATAATAAAAGTGTCTATCGTTTCGGAGAATGCTAAGCGCTGGGATACCGTCATTGCCAATCTAGTCACACAGTCGAATAGTACAGTACTCTTGACAAGCTACGCTTATCCGTACGAGGAGCGTCAACACATTTTTTACCGCAATAAATGGTGGGAGATAACGGCAGTAGGAGAAAAGAACCTTGACGTCAATCCACAGTCGCTCGCACTCGTCAACTCGGTTATCAATAAGCAGTGCGTACTGGAGATTCAAGAGGGGGATTGGCTATGACGGCAAAAGAGATACAAGGTCTAGCCAAAGAGGCGTTGGAGCTTGTGCGAGCTATGTCCCCGATAGACACCGGCAACTTGCGGTATAACGGCATACGCATAGAATGGCCGAATGCACTGACATTTCGAATATACGTAGAGGATGAGCATATTGCGCCGTACATGAAGTACACGAATGAGGTTTGGGAGCACAAGTTGATAAAAATGGGTAACTTCGTCCCCGGCCAGGTCATAGAACGCATGCGCACCTGGGACAACCCCAACGAGGGGTGGTGGGATAGAGCGGCAAGAGCGGTCGCCGAACTGGTGGCGGCTAAAACAGGAGGAATATTACAATGATAGCATTACAGACGCTTGCGCAGACAATCGAGAACGCTCTCAATGCGAGCCAGGCCGCCGAAAAGGCCGGGATTCGATATGTAATCTACTCGGACGCAGGAAAGTATAAAAAAGCACTGGAAACGCGCACGCAAAAACAGCGGTACACCAACGGCGTATTGCGTATAGTGGGTTCATCCGTCGTACCCACGCAGTCGATAACGGTAGCGACGCAACAAGCGTCGCTCGAGATCTGCGTGCCACTGTCCCGTCCGGCACAGGACGATGAAACTATAGCGTTACACAGAAGTATATTGGACAACTACTTTTCGGCTGTAAAAGTGCAGCTGATACCGGATAACGGAAAAGCGTACAGCGTAAGTTCGACATATTCGCTTGCAGATTCAGGAACAATAGAGCAGCGCCCGAAAGTAGGCAGCAGCTATACGTTTACGGTGAATATAGAATACTCGTTTATTGAGGGCGGCTTGTCATCGTATGATTGCGTGTTTACACTCGACGGCGCACAGATACCATATACGACTGCTACGATAACACGTAGGCCAACGGCCGAAAGTAACCCGTACAGCAACAGCAGCGGGCAGGCGAGGAACGTCAACACGGCTACCGCGCTTAGTTTCGACTTTCAAGTCCCTGCGCAAACCGCTGTAAACGGCTTGAGCGAGGTTATATTGGCACAAATACTCGCCGGAGATATGAATGCTACCCACGAGCTTACGGTCGCTCTGGGCGCAAATAGTCATACGTATAATGTCATATTCGGTCAGACGGATATAGTGGTAACAGGCGTGGATAATGCCGGGCATAATATATCGTTCATAGAGGCAGCGCCCTCAATAGGAGGTTAGTATGGCAAGTGGGACATATCATATTACAGTACATTTTGAATCAGAAGGCAAAAAGTCCCCGATAGCCGGTAGCGGCACGACGCCGACAGACACGGGCGGCGGAACGGGCGGTGTGTCCGACGCCCAAAAAGCGATTGGGAAAGGCCTGATAAGCTACCGTTCCTATGTAAAGCCGTTTGTAAATCAGCTGGTATCGCAGCAGATAAGTACAGTGTCACTACGCACCGGGGCGCAGGAACTGCAAGACCGACTGTCTTTCGGGTATCAAATGGTGCAGTCGGGCGTGAACATGGTGGAGAGTATAGCCATAGGCGCCATGATGGGCGGTGCAGCAGGCGCTGTAGTCGGCGCCGTGATGAGCGTCACTACCACCGCGATTAGTTATGCTAATAAGCAGCAGACGATTAACTTACAACGAGACGTTGAAAATGCTTCGTTAAATAATATGGCTGTGCGTGCGGGTGGAAGTTTGGCGAGTTTCTCAAAAAGTAGGGAGCGCAGGCAATAGAAAAGGACGACCATACGGCCGTCCTTGCATTATACAGAAACGCGAGAATGGAAAATAACCGAATTATCGGAAATATCCTTAACGCATTGCTGGACGATAAACGTCCCCATCTCAAATTGTTTTGCGGCAGTATCCATTGCTTCGTCGAATGATTTATAGTAGCCGATTACACTTTCATCTTTAATAGCGACATATTCCCCAATATGTCCCTCGCATATCTCTTGCAAATGCGATTTGAAAAACTCGTAATCTTTACGGGTAGGTTCCATATTGACCTCCAGTTAAATCAACATACTTAGAATATCATTAAAAATGAGTGTCTATTAATAATCATATTATACGTGTTTGTCAAGTGTTTTGTAAAAAAATGTTAGCTTACTCGCTAACCTTTTCCTTGTCGTCGTCTAATTCGGCAAGAGTTTTCTTCGCTTTTTCAATCTTGCGTTGCTTTTCCGCTTCCAGTCGCGCGGCCTTGCGTTCCCGACGCGCTTGCAGTGTGCTTTTCATAAGTTCGGAAAGGTCGGCACGGTTGATAAAGAAAAGCATAGTAATATTTAATGCCATTATTCCTAATAAACAGAGTAATAAAAAAATAGATTTGATAGCTTGAGAAGCTAATCCCTCAGTTCCATATACTACTCCTTCTCCAAAAAGTTCAGGATGAACTAGATGTTGAATGTCAATGAAAAATTTATCTGTAAAAAGATAAACTAAATAAAAAATAAGAAGAATTACGCACAAACCTAAACTAATAGAAAGAAAAATGTTAAATCTCTTTTTCATAGCAATGCACCTCTGCACTCAATATAACACACTTTATAAATTAAGTCAATTTTTATTTGGAGGATACAACAAATGTCGTTAAAAGAAGATGTACAAAACCTGTTGACAGAAAAGAGAGATGCGTCACCGGCACCGCAGACGCGTTACGCAATCCGTATCGACGGAGAAGATTACACTAAATATATACCAATGCCTATTAAATGGTCTGCACTCTTAGATGAAAGGCTAGATGAAGGGACGTTTTCGTTAAGGAATACAGACACTCCGTTATTTCAGCCAATGACAACAGTAGACATAAGTATTATGGATCCAGCAGAGGTATATTCATATCTAACTTTTCTAGTATCGTCTGATGAATCAATAGAGGTACCGCCTGGAAGCGGAAAGTATAATCACGAGTTGTCACTAATCGAGGAAACCAAGAAACTGGAGGGAATCATTGTCGATCCTATTACGTACACCAATGACTTGGGAAGAATGTATACTAATAACGCTAAAAATATTGTTGTTTCAGTTGTGGAACAAGGAAATGGTGGTCGTCCAGAACAAGATAAAATTAATCAAATAAAAGAGTCTTTAACGCCTAAACCCGTTGGGTCAGCGTATACATTTATCTCGTTAAAATCTCTGTTTTCAGGTTATGCATCGCAACCATTCTATCAGTGGAATACGGCAAGATTCAAAGTAAAGTTAAATGATGTTTATTTGCGAGACTATGAAGAAACTCATAATTTAGGGGAATTGCCGTCAAAATTAAATGATGAACCGCTTATTGTATCAAGTCTTAAAAATGGATATTATACTGTTGAATACTATCTAAATTTTAATAATGGCGGAGATGTTTCGGTGAAATATGAATTCGCAACCGTAGCAAATCAAGACCCGCTTCCGAAATGGAATATAACGACAGTAATAGAGCGATTGCTGGACTTGGCAGAGCCGCACTTAAAGAGCGAGCGACCGAAATACATGTTAAACGCAAAGCAAGCGGCACAATTTTCTAAAATCGAATCTCCGGAATTTGCGTTCAGCAAATGCACATTGAAAGAGGCACTTGATCAAATCGGGGGATATATACACGGAATACCTAGACTGGAAAGCAATGTGATACGGTTTGATATGCTAGGAGGAACAGAAGAGGCAGAATTATCGAATCCACAGTATCCATACATAGAAAACCGTATGCAACAAAATATAGAAAGCTATGCCACAAAACTAGACAGTACGGTAGATAATATGGTAAATATCTTAGATTCAGACGAGGGAGTAATCACTGAACCGTATATAAGAGGATACAAGACGGTACGTTCAGAGCAAGCGTATGCAGAGATCAGCGACGGAAATATGACGATAGTCACCAATTTTCCCATACAGGCAGTCACGAAATTGGAAGTTGGGCCACTTCCTGACGGCTCAACGGGCGATATAACCCCTTATGTGTTTGAAGCGGCAGACTATGGCCGGATGTCATCGTATGACGGGCAATACCCGTCCAGTAAAGCGTTTGCTGTATATTATACACAGGGGCAACCAAATATTAAGGGACTATCATTTAAGTCGCCGAATGTTACAGGAGGAGCGGGAAGCAAGTATTCTATTGCAAACATTATTAAAGAGGTTACCGGATATAATTTAGCAGGCAATTGGAGCTCAGATTATCCTAAGTTATCCTTTCGCATAACGTATACGCCTATATTTTCGGCACGTGTTGAACAACACAAGCTATACTATCCGGAAATGCACCCGCGGACTCTTGCCTATAATCAATCGGCAAACTTGATAGAGACCAGATATTACGGAGAGAATTTGCGAGGTGCAATAGCACGCATAGGGAATCCGGAAATAATACGCACATATAGATTAAAAAGCACTCTTTTGATTCCAAAAGTTGGACAGGCATGGGGAGATTATTATGTAAGCTCGGTAGACGTAGCGTTATATCCTTACTATGTAGATTGTACAGTGGGACTAAGTAAGGATTTTAATCGGTTAAGTCAGTACATAGGAATCAATTCTATGTTGCGAATGTATGAAGTGTCAGAAAAGCAAGCATATAATCGGGATATAGCATATGCGGATTATTGTGTAATCGGAGATTCTATAGAGTCGGACACGCGGCAACTATTTGAAACTTTCGGGCAGTTTGACATTGTCAACACGTTTTATCAATTAAGTGGAGTTGTCTCAGAATATCCAATATCGGCGGCCGGCGTGACGACAATGGACGATGGCCTAAATACTATTGCAAATGTCACGTTGCCGGTTATATCGACGGCAATGGGAAATAGTATAGTATTTTCGTTTTACTTCGATGATAATTTTTCCGCAGGCGAGAAAAGTGTAAAGGGTACAAGCGGCGGCGCAAGCGGATACTGGCAAACGAATGTACCGTATTGCGACTATTACGGACGATTTACGTATATGCAGTTTTACTTGGCAAAAATCGGCATAAACCCGGGATTTGACTGGGATGTTGGTTACGAATTGCCGCAGGGACTTTATGGATTAGGCGAAACGGACGAGCATGGAGATGAAAAGCCTATCTATACGCAAGCCTATAATCCCTTAGTCGTGCGAAAAAATAATACAGAAATCATACGGATGAATTATCAACTGCATTATGTGACAAATCGTAAAACGATTGTTACCGGTCCAGCCCTTACGCACAATTGTCCGCTTGTGAGAGGAATTCGTCAGGGGCATAGCGCAATATTATATGTAATGCCTAGAAGAATAGGGAAATTTGATAGTATTGTTGACATAGGAAACGCAACAGTAGCAAAAGATTATTCCGAAGCTACGGGGATCACCATTATTTCTAAAAGTACTATTAAATTTGATTCAGTTACTGCGCCTGTTTCCGGTGAAGCATGGGCTGTAGTAGATAAGATTACAAATGAGTTGCTTATGGGAGAAAACGTAAAAGTCACAGCGGGTGAAGAAATCAATCTTCCAACATTTACATTGACTCATAAAATTTATAAAGGAGAGTAGAATATGGACGAAGAAAGCGTAAAACAATTTAAGGTGGGCATAGACGCGATACGCGGGGCGCGGGACGAATGCGAAACGATCGCCGAGTATCTGGAGCGGCTGATCGCGTCGTATGCAGTGTCGCCGGCGGAAACGCAAGCGGCACTGCCGCAATACCTAAATATCATCAAAGACGAAATGAACCACTG